CGGTGATTGCACCTGGGATAGCGCCAGCCCCAAGGAATGTAGAGCCAATAGCCGCGCCGCCGGCTGTCCCGATGACCATACCTTCGCCAGCACGGCGGGAGACTGTGTTCGCGGCATGGACTACGGTCCCGCCCGTCTTCGCGGCCAAATTCAGCGCGTAGTCGATCCCTTCAAACTCGTCGCGGGCCATGGCTTTGGCCTTGCGGTCTGCTATGATGCCTTCCTTGCTTGTGTCGCCCAAAACGTGGTAATCGAACAGGTCATAGCCGAGTTGCCCAACATCCTCGCGCCCCTGTTCGTATCCCTGAGTTACCGCGCCAACGGTCGTTTTCACGGCGTCAACGGTTTTCCCCAGGTTTCCAAGCGCTTCGTAATCGTTCGCGGAAATTGCCGCCGTTGACATATCGCGGGAATAGTATTCTTGCAGCCGCTTGTCCCGCGCCACGGCCTCTTGGAACATCTTGTGCTGTGCCGCTTCGGGGAGTTCGCGCAAGACGTTAATTGGGATTCCGGTTGTCCGTGAATCCCGGAATGCTTGCGCCTCTTGTTCCGGCGTGGTGAGTTGGTTGGCGACGGATAGATTGGTGGACGCTTTATCTTCTACAGGTTCAATAAATTGGTCCATCCAGTCGAGGTTTTCGGCTTTCGGATTGGCCCCGTTGCCTCCACCGCCGCCTTCAAGCTGATCCATCCAATCGAGAGTATCGGCCATTATTTCACCTCAATCGGATGGCCAAGTATGGCGTGTTTTTTGTATAGGCGAATGGTTCTATCATTTACCGGTTTCTTAGCCGATTTCAAAATCATTTCGATGTTGTCCCGCTCTTCCCGCGTTACGTCTGGCAACCAATCGCGGCCCCGTCCGGCTTTCACGGCGGCTAGATATGTTGCGTCTTTTCCGTATCCAAATCCGCCGTCTTTCGTTTCACCCATGGCGATAAACTGCGCGGCCAGCTTGGTCAACGTGGTATCGTTTACTGGTGCGCCAGGCGGCAAAGCCGCTTGCACTGCCTCGAAAATACCGGGATAACTGTCTGTTCCCTTCCCGTCAGGATCAAGCCGTTTCACAACGCTATCAAGGGTCGTCTGTTCCAGTTCCCCCTTGTTCCCGCCGACGTTGTAGCTTTCGAGGATGTCGGATTGCTGGGAAGCCGTAAGTCCAGCCATGGAAGCATCGGCCAACACTTGCGCGTCCGATTTGTATGCCCCGGCGTCGATGTTGCGGCGGATTTGATTCATTGCCAGGAGCCGATTGGTAGCCGTGCCCGTTTCGGCGGATTCGGTCGGTTTCGGGCGCAAGCTTTCCGCCAGTTGGATGGCTTTGTACTTGTTCTCGCTGTCCTGCAATTTCGGCAAGATGCTTTCCATGGCGCGGGGATTGTTCCGGTTGGCGACAAGGAAGTCCAAGGCGCGGCCCCATTCATCATCCTTGGCCTGCTTCTGCATGTACTCTTTTTCATCCCACCGGGCCTTGACGGCCTTGATGATGGCGTCTTCACGCTCCCCGGCGTGGTTTTCTCGAACGTAGGACAATTGCTCCGAAAGAGTCGGAAGCGTTGCGCTCACCTCGTCGGCGGTATTTTGAACAAAGGCGAGGTCGGCGTGTTCTTGAATGGCCTTGTTGATCTTGTCGGTTGACAAGGACGAAATGTCGTCTTTGTTCTTCTCGAAATATTCCTTTGCCGCTTCCACGTTGCCGCGTTGCAAATAGTTGTCAATCGCCCCGGTGTGCGCCTTGGTTGTGTATTCTTTGCGGAAATTCTCATACTGTGGGGAGTTTTTCGGAATGCCCTTTCTGGTGGCCAGGGAATCGACCGTTGCGTTGATCGTCTGCAACGCCGTGTCCGCACCCGGCGTGCCGGCGTAAAGCACCACGTCGCCCACGGATTGCTCAAGAATCGCCGTATCTTCGGCGTCAAACATCTTAACCATTTCGCCGCGTTCATGGGTCGATACCCGCTCAAGTCCAGATTGATAAGCCGATTCCGCGAACTCTTCGAACTTGACCTTGGCCAGACCTTTCAGGTCCGCGCCGAGCTTCGCCCGGAATTGCTGCGATTGTTTTTCATAGTCGGCGCGGAGATTCATTGCCGCTTCGCCTTGCCGGTAAAGCGCCCCGGTGTCGGGATTCTGGAGATAGTCGCTTACCTGACCGGCGAACATGCGATAAGCCTTTTTCGCCGAGTATTCCTCTTGTTGGCGTTGAACGGCCAGCATATCGTCGGAAACGTTGCCGAGACTTTGGGCTAGGCCGGACGTATCCACGCCGAAAGCTCCCCGCGTGTCGAATGACTGTTGGGGAATTTGGACCCGTTGCGGGCTTATTTGCGGCTGATAGATTGGGACTTTCGGCATCGCTCCCCCTTATCCCTGGCTATTCCGGTAATATCGGCTTGCGCCGCTGGCCACGGTCCCGGCTGCCGAAAGAATGCTTGACTTCGCGGCGTTGCGCCCCGCCGTTTTGGACAGCCCGCTTTGCGTCAACAGGTTTCGCGCCTGCTGGTTGTATCCATACATGGCGGACTCCGTGTTATACCGGCTCATTTCAATATCACGCGCTCCCTGTTCGGCATAATCCATCGACCATGATAGCGGGGTTCCGCTCCCGAGTTGAACATTTCCGGCGGCGTAGGCGACTTGGCCCTGGGCTTGTCCGCGTGCCTGCGCCAAGCGAAGTTCTTCCCGTTCGATTTCTCCAAGCCTGGCGGCATTGTCGGCCTGATATTTCGCGGCAACGGCGTTGTTATATTCAACCTTGCTTTGAAATTCGGCCTGTTGCTTTGCTTGTTGTCCCTGGCTGTACTGGCTATAAGCGGAGAGCGCCGTTGACGCCACCATAATAATTGCCGGATTACACATGTTTTACCCCCATCCAGAACTTGCGGAAAAGGTCATTTTCTTTGCCGTATGGTGCCGGTTCTTCAATCGTGAATCCGCACCACTGGAGCCAGTCGATTGAAAGGATGTTCTTCGCATGAACATAGTTTTCAAGTCTGCTGTGCATGTTTCGAATTTTGTCGGCATACACAAGAGACCATCGAAGAAACTCTTTTTTGTGCTCATTGATAGTCTCCGTCGCCAACATCCACGGTGATCCAACAGGTGAAAACGGAGTAATTGCAGCAACCCCAAACATGCAATAGGGGATATCCCTACAATCTGCAAGCACTTTAGCATAATGCGAACCGTCGAACGAATATCTAAGTGCTTCGTATGGTGAATGGTTGTGTGAAGCCCATACTTCTTCGCGGTCGCTTTCTCGCATACCGTCCGCGACAATAGCGAAATCTTCCAGCCGTACAGTGCGAACTTTCGGATTATCCACCTAAGTCAATCTCCGGCATGACGGCATTAATCGTTAACGGGAGCGGGTCGCGTTGTTGAATAACAAGCGTTCCATTGATCCCCCACACACTTTGAACCAGAAGCTCTTTGTCGCCGGTAAATAGTCCCGTCGCCTCCCCGTAGACTTCATCACTTCGCCATTTGGCTTCTGTCATGCGCGACGTGTCCGGTCCTGCCCACATCCCCCTTGACGCTTCCAGCCTTGCAAAAAGCCGGACGACTCTCCGCTTCCTGCCGTTCGCCCCCTGTACTTCCAGCGGTAGCATTTCGATTGTCGGCGTCGGTATCGGCAACCCGGCATGGGCGACGGTTGCCGCTTGCGGGATAGTCACAGCCCCGGACGTTACGGTCAATCCCTTCCACACGGAACCGTCGGCCAGAACGTCAACGGTTTCTCCCTCAAGGTGGTCAAGGCCGGAAAGCGTGGTTGTCGCCGCACCGCTGTATGATAACGCTGAATCAAGGAAGACGCCAAGTGTAACGTCGCTTGCCGCTTGTCGATCCGTTAAGTATTCCACATACCGAACTGTTGATCCGCCAATTGTTCGATTGACGATAAAGCATACTTCGTCCGAAGCTCCTATCCCAGGTATAGCCGCCACGCTTTCAAACGTTCCGTCGGTTGAATGCTGCGCCCACCCCCATACTTCATGCTCTTTCAAGTAGGTGAACGAAAGCAACGATCCGTCCGACATGATGCACCAAATAACAGAATTCGGCCGCTGTTGGTATGCCCATTCCTTGACCGTCTTCCCGTCAAATAGGTGTTGAGATAGTACGCTCAGGTTGTTCGCTTCGTACTTATCGACGGCGAATGAGTACCCCAAGTCCTGAACCGTCGCCCCGTCCCGCTGGACAAATAGCACGGTTGATCCAATGACCAGCGGCGGAACGTCGGAACAACCACGGTACGACTGAACTCTTAGGTTAATACTCGTCGGCGTCAATGCGTCTGAGTTGGCCCCTGAATCCATGATCCACTCGGCCCCACTGGTCAGGACGATGAGCTTATCAAGAGGGACGATATGTCGGATCTCGTTGACCTGCCGCGAAGCTATTGTCACTTCGATCATGTCCGTGTCTTTCAGCGGACGCGATTTCGAAAAGTTGTAAAATTGGCCTGTCTGACTTGCCCATATCGTTTGCGAATCGGAATCGCTTGCAGCGTAAACAAGGCGTTGCTCGAAAATACCGACGGCCCCAGGATAATTTGAACTTGCGAACGGGTTGTAACTCTCCTTAGGCCCATCACTAACATCCGGGTCGATGTTGTCGTCGGTGTAGGTTGTCCCGGTAACGGTCCCAATCCACCCGAAATAACCACGGCTGGATTTGTATACGTTGTAGGCTTCCGCTCCTGATACAGAACTCCATGCCAGAGCCACGGTTGCACCGGACGCCCATGGGGTATCGACGTCCTCATCCACAGCGGTACACGGCAAGCTTTCCTCTCCATTGATAATGCTGGAGACTTGATAGCTGATTGTCCGCGCCGGCAACGCCCCTTCGGAATAGGTGGCGGTCAATCCAGTTGGGGCCGTGGCGGTGGGCGCAAACGTGATGGTTGCAAACGTCCACTTGTGATGATCGGTTCTGGTCAAGGTCCGCTGTGCATAATCAGGGTGCGCCAAATACATGGTGTCAGCGCTTTGGGTGAACTTAATTTTTGCCAAAGCCGCGTATGAATAAGGCGATACTACGCGAAAAGTGCATGAAACAGCGGTATCGTCGCCAGCGTCGGGGTCGGAATCATCCGGCATTCTTATATAAATGGTACTGAAACCAAGGGAATCGTTGTCGCCCCACGCCCATTCCCCAGCCGAAAGCGCCCCGATTACTCCAACTGTTGCCGTTGTAGAAGAGAAAAACACCTCATCGCTTGCCGGTTGCGGGAACGCAGGGTCGGCGTCGGCGCTTGTGGTTAAATAATACTCGCTCGTCCCGCTGCCGCTGGCTGTCCATTTCCAATCGGAATCCGACAACGGGCGAAGGACTAGCCCGCCATCCTTGATTACGCGCATTATCCCATTGGTAAACTCAAGAAAATACGACTGTTCCACGTTGTAGCTGAACGGGATAAGTCGTCCTGCTGCGGGTGCTTTTCCGACAAAATACGTTCCAGGTCGGTTTTCAACGCCTCCCTGTGGGCGCACAATGAAATTAAGACAGGTCTTTAGCCCGCTTTGATATTTCGAAAGATCGACGCGCCCGTACATCGACGGGGCAAGCTCTCCGGAAGCGAATGACGGTTGCGCTGTGCGCGTTATCGGCATGACTTAAAGCCTCGCATTAACGAAAGATTTACCGATTTCAAGCACCCTGTTCCCGCCGCTCCGCCCGTCTACTGTTCGGGCTTCGGAAAGCGTTTGCTTGAACATGTTCATCATGGCCCCGACGTAGTTCGGATCACGGGATAGCGGCATTGCAAGATCGGCGGAAAGACGGTATGACAACGCTTCAACGAAAAGATCGTCGAATTTGGTTGTGTCGGTTTCGTCGTATGTGTATTTCAGCCATGCCGTTGATTCATCCGTTTGAATTGTCTGCCCAAGCGCCTCAAACTCGACCTTTTCATAGTCCGGGTAAACGGTCCCATCCGGCAACACTTCGATTACCCGCAGGCAATCTGCCGGCTTTTGATAAACATACTCGTATCGGTAGGAAGTTTCCGCGCTCAATTCCGCCAGTTGTGCAACTTTCGTTGCGAATGACCAAGCGTGTCCGCGTAAGGTCGCCTTTCTCGCGTCGTCAAAAAACTGACGGCAATAAGCCGCTTCCGTTGATTGCTCGTTAATGGATTGGATCGGGGCTTGCCCTACGCGAAGCAAGGCTTTGTTGCAGATGGATATTTGACTTGCCATGTCGCCCCCTTAAAGGTGAAGAATGACTTTCCCGAAGATGAGAGAGATGCCGGAACTGGTTGAACTTCCACCCGACTTTGTGGCATACGCCGGACTTCCGGTAATGGCGATTGCCGTTGGTGATGCTGTGGCGACGTAGGTTTTTGTTGCAACGGCGTCAGCGCCAGTAATAGCGACGGTTCCAGGCCCGGCAATGCTTGCGTACCCGGTTGCGGCGTTGGCATCGCTTCCGGTGATGACGATTGTGCCAGGGTCGGCGCTGGTAATGTGAGTTTGTACGCCTGTTGCTGGTGCGCCAGAAATAGAGACAATTCCTGGTCCTGCGCTGGAGACGGTCGAGCCGGTCGGCGTGTAAACGCCTTCCGCTGGGAATCCCGCGATTGCAATGCTTGCAGCGGTAGCAAGCGAAACGAGCGAACGGATGCCGGACGCGACGGAACCGGCGATTGATACGGTACCGCTATTGGCGCTTGAAACGCTGGTTTTTACTCCTGTAGCGGAGGTTCCGGATATTGCAATGTTTCCAGGATCGGCGGAAGAGTTGGTGTTCCCTGTCGCCGGGATAGAATACACCGGGCGCGATACCGGCATGACAAGAGCATATGGGGTGGCGTAAAACTGCAACATTTGATCGGCGGTCAGTGCGTCGGCGACGATAATCAGCAACCGATGGTCAAATGTTCCGTTGCCGCCAGACCACTGCCCGCCCGCCTTGAACGTCTGAGTAGCGCCCATGGCGGCGGTATGTGCCGCCGAGTTGGAAAACCGGCCTTGGTAATAACCAGAAACCGTTGTTCCGTCCCATGTCGCGCCACACATTATTTCCGCGCCATTGGTGACCGCCCCTCCGGATAGTCCTACCGCCACTCCGGACTTGTAATACCACGAGATGACATTAGTCGATGACGACTGGTAAAGCCCAAGATCGTATCCGGTCCCGCCGTCCTGAAAATTCCCCAGAAAAAAATTCGAGACTGTCGGCCTGGCAACCACGCCAACCGACGAAATAACCGTGTATTTTGACGACGTTGATCCGAGAATTGAAGAAAGCGTTTTCCCGGCGTTCCACTTGTTCGCTGTCCCGCACCTATACCCATTCACCACCCATAATGGGGACGTGGTAGACAGGTTGTTGCCGTTGGTTGTCTGGTCGGAGACGCTAATCCCTCCGCCTTCCCAAAAAGGGACAACAGCCTTGAGCAATCCGGGATCACCAAAAATTCTTCCGGCGTTCTCGAATATTGCCCGTTGTATTGCGTCAGGAGGCCCCCACATTGGGGGTCTTATGTCGGGCCGGAAAATCATGCGGCGTAGGTACTCTGAGAGATTCGGCAGTTAACGGCGGTCGCCGACTGCGCGGTGTCGGTGTTGGTGACACGCACCTGAAACTCGCCGACAAGATTAGCATCAACCGTGACCGTTTTCGTAACTGTGGTGCCTGCCGTAAACGGCACCGGAACCGTCCACGCCGACGCTTGCGATTCGTAGGCCGGTGTGTTAGCCGATTCGCGTTCGATCAGGATGTTGCATCCTTTGGTCGCGCTGGCGTTGTAAGTCACATCCACGGCGACGGTGGTACTGGTCTTGGCGGCGTTGGACACCGCGCCGAAAACATAGTTTCCACTGGCGGCAATCGTTTGGTTCTGCGTTCCAAGGTCGGAAAAGTTACCTTGCGTAAACCCACCCATTACATCACCTCCCGACACCGCTCAACCATCGCGGTGGTGATTTCGCTGTATCCAAGTTGCTGCGCTCTGCTGGTCTTGGTTTCGGCCAGGGCCTTGATTGCGGCGGCTTCGGCGGCGGTCAGTAGTCCGCCGAGGGCGAACTGGTCGATCATCCCCCGCGCTTCGGCCAGGGAAATATCCACCCCACCCGCCGAAACGTCGGTCAGCATCCGGCAAATGCGCTGCATCACCCGGTCGGGCATGGCCTCCAGAGCGTCGAAGACCGCCGTAGCTCGTTCCGCACCAAGGACGGCGAACAGTGTGCGCTCCGAAATCATGCGCTCCGAAAGCGACAAATAGCGCGGATCGTTCAGGTCGGCGGCGACTTGTTCGGAAGTCAGCGCGGAATATCTCTGTGCTTCCGTATTTGAGACAAGCTCGTTAAAAAGGGGTTGTAGGCTGCTGTTAAGTTCCATCTCAAACCTCCACGGTATGCAAAATCATTTCTCCGGAAACACTTCGATGCCACTTAACTTGTCGGATTCCGATTTCCTTCATCTTTTCCCGTATTGCCGGAATGTCAGATATGCGCCCGGTTGCACCCTTGATTTCGGCGACGTCTCCGACTATCGAAACTACCGCCGCAAAGGAATATGGATCTCCGTGATTTTCGTGCGATTCGCCGGACCGCAACAAAAAGATGGGAGTCGTGGTTATCGGCTCTAGAGTTGCCCCCATGAAGTCACCTGTTAGGTAATCGTTCCTTGGCCAATGGTCATTATGGTTCCGGCTGTCGCGTCATTGTTGAAGTTGATCGTAAACGTCTCCGTCGCGGCAAGATCGACGTTGCTCCCATGGTCCCACCAGCAAATGAGCTTGTCGCCGGTCGAGGTGTCGTTATACAGCCCGTAGTATCGGAACGTCGGCACGGTATCGGTCGCCGTAATCACAACGGCGTCACTGGAAAGCACGGTATCCGTCGCGTCGGACACGGCAATCGTTACTGTTGGTTGTCCGCCGCTGACGTTGGTGTACGCGATTTGGCCGGTCAGGTCGGCCGCCTCGTCCATGTCGGCGGTCGGAGCCGTCGAAGACAGAAATAGCTTGATGGTGTCCGTGCCGAAGTTGTGAACACCCTTTGCCAACTGCTCTGCAAAGTCGTTGAAAATGTTAATTGTCGCCATGTTGTCTCCTTATGATTGGTCTGGGGTGGCGTATGTCAGAACGTACCGGTCGCCCCACGCGGTGGAATATCCCGTTGAGCCGAAACAATACAGCGCTTGTTTTGTGGATATCTCAACTTGCACGACACACCACGCCCCGGCTGGAGAAACCAGACCGATATAATGATAAGTCCCGGTGTTTTCGTAGTCGGTGTACAGCAGCGAATTTAGAATATCGTTCGGCCGTAACCGATCAATAAACTCCGCGTAACTCATTAGTCGATCTTCCGGAGAGTGAGCGTAATGCAGTAGTTGTTAGTCGCGGTCGTCCCGGCGGTCGTGAACATGATATCCCCGGTGTCTCCGGCGGCGGTAATCTGCATCCCACCAAAAGCGGAAAAGTCGAAAGACCCGCAACCTGGGGCCAGAACAAGCGCATTGACGTCTGTGGTATGGTCAAAACTGATCTTGACGGACGTGTAACCGCCGATGCACCACTGAACCTTCTCAATGGCCAACATGGACGGCTCGGTCCCGTCCGGCCCGGTCAACGTTGATTTGTCGACCTTGACAACGTTAGTTTCGGCTGTATCCACATAGATATTCAGGAACGTGGCCGCGTAGTATTTTTTCGGGTCTTGTGTCTGGTGGACGTGTGTTGCAACGGTAGCGGCCATTTATGCCCCCTGCATCATGGTTGGATAGACGCTCGACATGTTAATGTCCGGGTCGTCAATTGTGAGTTGTTCGAGTTCCAGAACGGTCACGGTTTTCGGCATCCCATCTTCACCGGTTTTGCTTTCGATTTCGACAACTTTTGCCGTGGCCGTTAACCGGAACGCCGCGCCAGGCTGTGCCCGTTCGAGTTTTTGCAGTTTCGACGCCCTGGCGTCAAGCTCAAGACGCGGCTTTTGCTCAAGCGATTCGTCCATGTTATACAGGTCCACGGCGGCCTCCCTTATTTCGCTTCGATTTCTTGCAGCATGGCGGCGAGTTTGTCCCGTCCGGTGCGCGGAGCCGACTTAACGCCGTATTCCGCCAGTTTTCCCCTCAGATATTCCGAGTCTTTGCCGGGATAAAGCTCTTCCGGCTTCGGCTCTTCGATGATTTCGACCTGTTCGATCTCTTCGAGGATCTCTAGGTACCTGGCGCTCGGCCCGTTGTAAATGAACACGTCGCCGGGATAACGTAGCGAACCGTCCACAAAGCATTTCTCTTTGGCGCGTACTTTCATATCTCACCCATGTGGTTAGGGGGAGAGCCGAAGCTCTCCCCCATTGTCAGTTGTTACAGCGCGTCAGGAAGAGCGGTCCATCCGTGAGGATCAAGGGTCAGACCGGCGGTAATCATGCCGGTGTCGAAACCAGCGGTCGCCACCACGAAGTTGATCCCGAGATACCGTTCGTAGTTGGCTTTGACCGGAAGTTGCCAAACGAATTTGGTTCCGAGTGCCAGAGCCGCCTTGAGAATCGTCCCGGACGAAAGATGAATCGTCGAGGTGGAGGCGTGAATGCTGGCCGAGTCGTCGGACACAAGGCGGATATCCAAGGTCGCCGAGTCTCCGCCGTCGGTGAAAGCCTCAGTGACAACGGCATACAGATACACGGGTTGCCCGTTGCCAATGTCTTGCAGCGTCGGGGAGCTGCCAAGGTCGATCTGGTTGGTAGCCAGGTAAGTCCCGGCCTCTTGGTCGAGGTCGTAGCTTTCGCAAAACTCAAGTCGTTCGTCGAGAATCATGGCTCATATCTCCTTAGGAAATGGCGGTTTCGGTGTTAAGGATGGCGTCACAGCGCTTGACCGGTACGCCGTCGAAGGTCAGAACGTGTTTCCCGGCGACTTGATCCATGGTAAGGGTCGAGGACGCCACCTTGTTGGCAATCTGCCGACGAAGGAACGACTTGATCGTCCGGTTGCAGTAGAACACGGGACGTCCCATTTTCATTGACGGCAGAAGTTCGAGAGCCTGGGCCATGAGGTCGATGAGGTCGTCGCCGCTGGCCGCGTTCTTGGTCAGGTCGGAAACTTCAATGTTCGGGATACGGACGATGTACCGCCAGTCGCGGACGGTCAGGCCGCAATCCCAGCGGTAATGTGTCCGGTAGGCTTCATATCGCCCGCCGTTCGAACCGTTGGCGTCTTCGATGGTAACTTGGCCCTTGTCGGTCATTTGCAGACCGGCCCTGGAACCCTTCGGGTAGATGCCGTGGACGGTATTGGGGCCCCAACAAACCAGCCAAATGCTGGTATTGTCGGTGTCGTTCGAGCTGCCCTTGATAACGTTCGAACCGTTCTCGGCGGTGGTGAGGTTGAAGCGAGGGGCAAGTCCGGTGAATCGCTCGGGATAGGTCGCTTCGTCGCCGTAAAACAGAGTAGTGGCGAGGGCCTGGTTCATCCCCTCAATGTGAGCGCGGTCTTCGGACAGGCGGAAAGCGGCGGCGTTCCCATTGAGATCGGCCAGGGCCTTGTCAACTTCGGCGTATGCTTCCAACATGCCACAGTTGTCAGTTACTTGCAAAGTGCGGGATTTGGTCGGCTGTACGCCGCCATAGAGTTTCCGCCACGTCGGTTCGGGCAATCCGGAGCGGATGGTAGTGCGGTGACCGGTGGCAAGGTTACCCTCAATCCAAGTCATGTCCTCAAGGACTTCGTTGGTTTCGGTCAACAGTTCGGCAATCATGTCGATTTTGCCGTTGGGGTCGAGTCGCTTGCTTACATCAAGCAAGGTCGGATTGGTAACTGCAAGAGCTCCCATGGTGTGTTCTCCTTTTTACGTGCCGCCTCACGGCGGGAAGTTTATTGTTACGGGCCTGTCTCACGACGGTCCTTGGTGCGTTGTTACATCTTGTCGTAAAGCGTATTTAGCATCTTCTGTTCACTGGGGACGTTCCCGGTTGTCCCCTCGTGAAACTGTCCCTCAGAAAATCGCTTGCCCAGTTCGGCCAGAGCTTTGATTACTGCCGGGTTATTGCCCAACATCGGATCATCGGCAATCATTTTGCCGCCGTCGCTGAGGTTTTTGAGCGCGACCTTGGCCAAGCCGACTTCGGCCAGTGGAATCTTGGCGGCTTCCGCCCTCATGTTCGTCCAGAACTCTTGGACGGCTTTTTGTTGGTCGGCCTGAACCTTGGCGTAAACATCAACCAGCTTTTGGGCCTGTTCTTGCGTAAGGTTCAGTTCTTTGAAGATCGGCGTTGCCGCTTCGATCACGGCGGCGTCTTGTTCGATTCCCTCCGGCATAGTGAATGCTTCGTAGGTCTCCGGAGCGCCGGTCTTCTCTTCGTTTTCCTTCTGTTCGGTTGTTCCTTCGGTGGTCGCTTCGCCCTGGGTGGTTCCCTGCTGTTCGTCGGTTGCCGTTGCCAGGACTGTTTCGACCGTTTCCGTCCCCGCCGATTCGGTGGAGTTCTGCACGTTGGTCGCGTCTTCGGTCATGTCGTTTGTCCTTTGATAGAGTTTTCTTTTTGCGCCTTCCAGAACAATTCCGGGCAGGCTTCCATTACATCTGCGTAAAACCCAAGGGTTAATTCACGCTTACCCTCGTTGTAAAACGTGCTCGAATTGCCGGTGAAACACTTTCTGAAAATGTTTCCAGCCTCAAGAAATCGCCACATGAATCGGCGACCTTCCACCGTGGCCATGACGGCGCGAATATCGTCAAGCTCAATTTGGCGCTCAATGGCCTGAACCTTTTCGCGGTCTGTCATGTTAATTCCCTGCTACCACGAGAACATCGCGGATCTCAACATCCTCGAAGTCAGGGTAATTGCACACGTACATATATCCGTCGATTGTTTCTAGCTTTTGCCGATGGGTGAAACACACAACACGGTCTCCCCCGACTTCTTCCCGCTTTTTAGTGAGAAGTTCAATGTATTGGTCCAGTGTTATTGTCATCGCGTTGGCCTCCCAAGTAGTGCGTCAAGTGCGCTGTTACTGTCCATCGGTGCGTCGGCCATGGCCTTTACCGATTGCGCCGCCGGCTGAATCATCGCCATTGCCGATTGTGCCATTTGCTGTTGCGCCCTGGCTTGACGTTTCGCGGCGACTTGATCGTCAGGTACCACAAGAGAAGGCGGAACCCCGGTCAAATCTGCATAAACGTCAACCGCTTGATCGAAGTCGATCTTATCAAGCACTTCCGGGTTTGCCGCCGCCAACTGACCGGCGAACCCGAAGAACTGATTTACAGATGTGGTCGCCACCATCTTCTGCGCCTGAGCCAGAATGCTGATGTATTCCACCTTGATTTCGGTCCCCTGCAATTGCTCAGGAGCGGGCGGGACCATGTTGTTTTCAAGCATCAGCTCAAATGCACGGTCAATCAGCGGGTCAAGTAGTTCAGCGTGAAGCCGCTCAAGCACCGGCCCAAGCATAATCAACTTCTCTTCGTGTCGTTCTGCGATCTCGGTGGCCGTAATACCGGAGCGTAGCGGCTGGTTCGCCAGCATAAGAAACAGGTCGTTGTAAAAACCCGTCCGGATTTGCAGCCTTGTCGCGTCGATCTTAAATTCAAGCGCCTGGAAGTCGGGGCGCATTTCGTACAGTGGCCGAAGTCCCTGCGTTCCGGTCATCTCGTCAATGGCCGTCACGCCTCCGGGCATGGTGTTGATAATGGTCTGTTTGAGGTCTGACGGCCCGACAAGCGGCGGGTCCACCGACTTATCCAGGGCGATCAATCCTTTTTCCTGCATCTTTTGCAACATCTTGACATTGCCAAGAGTCACATGACCGGGGCCGACGCCGTATGCTTTGTTGCTGATTACATCCCAGCGCGGGGCCACAACCGGAAAGGATTTGAATCCGGAAATGTCCAGCACCTTGTCTTCGCGGCTTGAGCACTCGAAATACACGCTTCGGAACGGACGACCTAGAAAATCCTTTGCCTTAACGCGGTCATCGTTCGGTTCAACCAGCCATGCGATTTTAAACAGCGTCTCGCTTTGCCCGTTTTCGTAAGCGTTGATTACCTGTTCCGATACGTTGTCACGGCCAAACCGTTCGACCAACTGTCGAGCGTTCATGTAACAATAGGTCAAGAAAGTGTTGGGACGAAGCTCCGCGCTCAATCCGATACGATATTCCCCCACGGTGAACGGGCGAACGCGCAAAAGTGTGTCGAATTGAAACAGCATGGCCATGGCCGCCGTGCCAAAACCGCCCAACTCTTTGTATGTGTGATGCAAGCCCTGGTATACGTTCGACCGGCTGAACACATACCGCATCTCGTTTTCGACGGTATGAAGCCATTGCTTAATTTCTGGGTCTTCGGACATTTCCCCGTTTGACAATCCCAACCGGAACCACGGTCGCGCTGGGGAGGTCAATCCGCTCTGCATCCCGGCGGCTAGCACCTCAATCGCATACGTCGCCGTTGAATCGATGATGCTTAAATCCTTGCGGTCGTAGTCTTCAAGGTCGCTGCTGGCGTCGGTTGCGCTCAGGCCGATACCTGACCACGGCAAGATGTACTCTTGCAGGTCGCGGTATGCCGGCCGCGTCTGTTCGAAAACATCGTCAAGTTGCTTCGCGACTTCAAGCAGGTGTTTCCGTATTTCCGGGATGTTCGCCATGTTATTGTCCTAATAGGGTTTTCTGCTGAGTTGTCGCGGTTGTCCCGCCGAGTGTTCCGCCTGTCTTGTTGGTAGATGCAATGCCAGCCAGCGCCGCCGCTCGTTTCTTGGCGTCGTCGCGGGAAATCTGCATTCCTTCGTCGGCGCGTTTCAGTGGCTCAGGAGGGGGCGGAGGCGGAGCCGGTGCTTTAGGTGAGGAGCCAGTACACATGTTTTCAACCTCCCAATATCGTTCTTTTGTCTTCTGCGGCGATGGCGCGGAGTCTGTTGTTTCTGTTTTCGGCTTTTTGATACGCGGCCATATCGGCTTGGTATTTCGACGTTTCCGCCCGCTTTGCAGCGCCCATCTTGAGGAAGTCTGCCTTTTCAGTGAATCCTTTGCCAAGCAGGGTGTTGCTTTCACCAAATACTCCGGCCGGGTCGAGCGTTGACGGCCCCAGCGTGTTGTACGCTTTGGAGATAACACTTTTCTTGCCAAATATTCGCTCGGTAGGCTCCTGCAAGGTTCCCCACCGGAATGCTTTGGACACTGCGCTATCTGGTGATATTCCGCACATCGTCCCTCACGAAAACAGCTTGTACTTGTTGTTTGCTTGGATCGGGAACTTATCCGCGTCCTCTCGTCTGCTCACCTTTTGCGCGAACGTCAATGCCAGCGCGTCGGCTGGGTCCGGACTGAATGCAACGCGCTTTTTAATCTCTTCCTTTTTTTCAAGCTGCATTCTGTTCGCCGCGTCAAACGAATAGGTCGGAACCACAATCGAACTCATAAGTTCTTGATTATGTGGCAACGCTCCGCCCAATCTGAGCCATTCTGCGAGCGTGTCCCACATTTCGGCACGTTTGTTGGCGTATCGCTGGTTATCGTTCGCCCGCCCGCCGAAATTGACTTCCACAACCCTGTGCCCAAGCTGGCGGAGTCGGTCGATAACACCCTCCCCGCGTCCGGCGTCGATGAACACACCGTCGGGCTTCCAGTCGAATATCTCTTGGGCGACGATCCCGGCAAGAGTCATGTTGTCAAGGTCGCGGTAAATTTTCGGCTCGAAACATACAAGCCCCTGTCTGCGAATGATTACCGACCTATCGTCTCCGAAGCGGGCAACGTCAACGCCGATTACGCGCGGGGATCGGTTGTAATCCTCAAGCCTGATATTCTTTCCAGCCGCCGCCGTTACAACGTCAATCGGAATCAGCGTGTTTTCCGAAGAGGCATTGAAATCACACAGGAACTCTTGCCGATATTGCGCGTCCGACATGGTTGACTTTGCCAGGGTCAATTCCTCGTCGTCCAGCCAGTCGAGTCCGTGCTTTGTGCGTTCGACTGAGAACAAACCGGCATACCATGTCGGGTCTTCCTGTGCCTTGAAATACAGTTCCGAAAATAGGTTGAACCCTTTCGGCGTCCCAATAAACAGGCACCATCCCTTGCGGTCTGATAGCGCCGGTCGAATGATCTCGCCCCATATCGCGGGCCTCATGTCGGCCACTTCGTCGAGCACACATCCGTCCAGGTAAATACCGCGAAGAGATTCCGGGTTGTCGGCCCCGTAAACGCGGATACGAGCACCGCCAGGATATTCAATCCACAACTCTGACTCGTTTATTTTCACCCCAGGAATAGGGAGAGAGAACTGTTTGAGATAACCCCAAGCGACGTCTTTCGCCTGGCGGAGATACGGGGCGATATATGCAAGCCTCGCGTCTCTGGTTTCGGCTGTAATCGCGGAATCAATGAGCGCATTAACGGCAAGAACTGTTTTGCCAAAACGTCGGTGACAAACGAGGACGGAAAAGCGGCGGAGATTTTCGTGGATCTCCAATTGGAACTTGTTGGGCGCGTAACCCGTGTGTATCAGGTCAACCGCTTCCATCCTTTGGACTCCTCGGGATACCAGTTGCCACGCGGACCAGCTTTATTTCACCGCTGACATTGTTGTTCACGTCCTTCGGGATGATCTTCGACACAAGGCCCATGAAGGCGGCGGGGTTTTTTTTGGCTTGTTCAACCAAATAATCCGACCCGCCAACTTGGTCCAGTGCGCGGATAATCATTTCTTTGATTTCGATAGTCTGCTTAGTGACAGACCCTTTCGGCCTGCCGGGAGAGAATTTATTTCCTTTAGGAGCTGCCACAAATCACCAAAGTTTTGAAAAGTTTATGAATCTTGGCACGATTATTTCCCAACAAAAGGGAATTTCAGCCCAGCGCCAATCATGGCCAGCCATATCAGCCCGACCAGCGCCAAGGCGAGTAACCCTTTCCAAATGTAATTTGTTGCATCGGTATACGCTTTTGCGAGGTGAACCAGAATATTTGCATCGGCCTGGGAAACTGTTTGCAGTTTTACCCGTTCGGCCTCGGTAAATTTACAATGGTGTGCGTTGGCAATGGCCTCTGAAATGGCCTCTATATCGGCGGGAGTTAAGACAAGTTTACGTTTTTCGTGGTAATTTTGGGGATCTTGCGGGTCTTCGCCTTGAAAATATACCATACTCATCCCCCTTGAACATGACCGCCAAAAAAATGACGATATCAATCGGATAGCACAGTTCTTTTTTTTTTGCAAAATAAATCAAAACATTTCTCTTTTTATTGATTATTTGTGTTGACAAGAAATCAAAGGGGTGATAAAGTTAAATCACAGTGAAGGACAAACCAACAAACAAAGGAGTCAGCCATGAGTTACGATTGCAAGCGCGGTTACATGGATCACACAGAAGCAGGGATTTTCTGGTTCGGCAACGACGGTTTCAATGGCGAGCTTATCGGAACCTACACCGATGAAGAAGCGGCCGACGTTTTCAAAATGGCGATGAATGACGCTCATTCGGTTTTTAACCCCGTTGCAGAGGCTTAACCATGAGGGGCGGCACAAGAAAAGGGGCCGGGCGAAAGCCTGGCTCTGTCAAAACTGAACATCGCGGCACAGTTAAGCAAGTCCGCTGGACTGTGGCAGAATGGCAACAAGTAGAATCAGCGGCACAGGCGTCGGCACAGACTCCGAGCGAGCTTATAAGGTCGTCAACTTTGGACAGGGTGGAAAAATGACAGCAATCGAAACGGCGTATCAGTATGGTAAAGCTAATGCCTTGCTCCAGAACAAATGCGACAAAGTTCGAGCAAGGCTTGAAGATGGTGATAGTATGCCTTTGTGCGACAAAATGGCGCTAAAGGAAGCTTTTACAGTGGTAACTCCAGAAATGGAATCTGCATACAGGGAGGGGTTTCAACTGGTACATTAAAGCTTAACGGGAGGTGGTGACATATGGGATTTAGATCAACTTTTACGACAGAAGATTACGGTCTTTTGTGGCCTCAATGGTTCAGAGACAAATACTCTGGCGCGATATGGTTTGCCGCCGACGGAAGCGGCCCGCTGAACTCGGTAGGCGAAGCAAAGACCTATGGGCTATGGTCCTATTTACACGATGACATTCAAGCCGCAATTGACTGGGACAAATTTTCAGGCAAATTTGTTCTGGTTTACCTGCACGAATGCGGAGGAATTACACGGTGTCAAATTGAGAAGGATGTAATACGTTGGACAGAACCATCCGGATGGAAACCGTCCGACGGCGTAGAACATAACTACCACTGCTACGGATGTTCGGATGTGTAGCTAAATTGCAAGGCCCACAACCAGACTTTGGTGTGGGCCTTTTTTTACAATCCGTTTTTCGCCAAGAACCGTTCTATCTCTTCTGAAACTGTCATGGCCGCGATGATTCTATTTCGTGCCCACACCTCCATTTCCGCAAGCCTGGCATTTTGAATTTCTTCGGCTAAATGCTCCAACAATTTCAGGTATTCAACATCGACAAGAATTGCCTTGGATATTTTGTGGTTTGTTGCCATGTTTGGATTACTCCGTATTTGCGGATTTATGGTTTTGCGTCAGTAGCGTAAGCGCATCTCGCGTCTGTTTCAGTACATCTTCGTACTCTAAAATCCGTTCATTCAGTTCTTCATTGCTCCCCTCATACTCGCACCCGTGATTTGACATTTTCAGGTATCGAGTGCCGTCTTCGCGCTCCAGAACCCAAGCTTTCGAGTCTGATCCCCAACCATCCCACAGCACCGTGAATTCCATCAACACCTTATCTTTTGCTTGTTCCATGTCTCACCTTTCTCGTTAAAAAATTAGTGGAGCGTGTAGGAGTTGAACCCACATCCCGAGCATAGTGCGCACTATGTTGCCTCGTGACCTACCGATTAATCGAACGCTCCGTGTTTTGATACGATTGAATGATGGTTTTAACCAGTCATTCGACGGGTAAAGCCCGTCAATTCCGCGTTAGGCTGGTATATCCAACCATTCAGTTGGGTGTAAAATATGAGAACGCCCCCCGTGTAACCGAAACCATCCGGCCGGAACTGCCAAACATCGGTTTCCGTTGACCATTCTTTCCGGTCGTTTCATCTGCCACCGGACCAAATCGGGCTGGTAGCTTTCTTCCCTTATAAGAATCGGGCGGTCCATCGGTGATGTCTCTATCGGTTGCCAACCGTGTTTCATTTTGCACCTCATGCCTAACCATAAAATCAGCCGGAAGTGGTTACGCTTGCTATTCTCGACAAACTCGGTGGCGCTCCGGCTGTCTGCGCCTCCGGCTATCATGCGTTATGCCAAATGACCAAATTCATTTAGCATCTGTGCCCGCACTTTCCACCCGGCCTCGTGCTCTTGCCCGGTGATTTTTCGGTATCGCCTCACTGCGGCGCTGGTAAACGACACTGTTCCAGAGCATGACGTATTCATACGCTCAGCAATCCAGTCGTAATCTGTCTGAGACACTTCAACAATTCTTCCGGAATCAATATGTAAAAATGGCATAACCATTCACTCCAGCGGACCCGGTTTAGCGGTGTGCTCCTGGCCAAGGTCCGGTGGCCGGGTCCGCTGAGTTCAATCGTTGTTACGGACGCTTCGCGCCCGTAACAACGCGGCGCGGTGATCTGGGCTGGTTGTTCGGCGCGCAGCGCCAACCAGCCAGTGAAGCGGTCCCTGCGGGCAGCTCACCGCGCCGCGTTATCTATCATTCCTTGCGCCCCGATATGCACGGCCAGAGACATTGGCCCCATTATCCATATCATCGTGCATGTCAGTAAGCATACAGCCAGCATTTACGGATAATGTTATTGTTTCAGAAACATCCGACGATGGTACGCCGACCTTGCAAACGATCAGATTAGTATCGGTTGTGTATATTAGTAAGTTTTTTGGTTTACGCTTTGCTAAGCGGTTCATGTCGTCAATCCATTTCTGTTCCACTGACGTCAACATAGTCTCTCCGATCAACATGATAGATAACCAGCGGGTCAAAGCCCGACTCGGTTCCCTCGCGGTTTACCCGCAAGGCCGTTGTTACGGACGCTTCGCGCCCGCGTTAGCTCTCAGCAATTCACAGCGCGCCAGCCATCCGGCCTTGTCTCCGGCCGCAAGGTACGGAGCCGCCAGTTCGAGCGTGCTCAGCGCGTTGCTGTAATACGTGATGCCCTCGCCGTTGCGGCCCCATAGGTTTGTGATCCCAAAGCACTCGGCCAGGGCTTGAATGCTTGCGCCGTGCGGTTTCTCGGCCACGGCCGGGCCGTTAGCGAAAATCCAGTCAAGGTCGCTCTTTTGCTTGCGCTCGGCCTCGTCCTCGTCTTCCCAGGCTTGCAGCTTGTCCAGGCGTCCGGACTCGATCAGCGTCAACTGGCTGCCGTAGTACCAAGCACACTGGCCCTTGCCTTTCAGGTGCAGCGTGAAACTGTTTCGGTCGCTGCCGCCATGCTGGTCGGCGTAGCTGCCAAGCACGATGGCTTCGCAGTCGGACGTGAAGTGTCGCATATTCGGCCCAAGGTCTTTGGCCACGCGAACCCAGTCGCCTTTCTGAAACTTTTGCATTACTCTCTCCTATCGTTGGCTTAAGGCTAACCCTGCGTTCCAGCGGACGTGCCGCTGAACTCCACGTTAAATACCAAATACCTGATTAACTTCGTTTCACCAGTAAAACGAGAAGAGGTGTCAAGACTATTGCAAATATAGGCAACAGTACCCGCCCTGCGACGTAAGGAACAAAGAAAACCAGCTTGCCAAAGGCATTCCAACTGTCCCAATTATCGCGCTGATGCTTTTGCATAAGCCCTCGGAGATCGATATACTCCAAGTATTTAACAACGGCATGGAGCATAAATCGTTGATCGTGGTTCAGTAGATTACAAATTATCAGTTTGGTTTTCTTGTCCGGCATCGACTTAAAGATTTGACCGCCGAAGCCAACTCGGTATTGCCTGGCGTGTTCGCAATCGAAGTTGCACATCCTTGGCTTCGGCATGTCAATATTTCCTCAATTCGGCCAGTGCCCGCGTATTCCACTTGTCCTTCGCCTTTTTGCCGATGTAATCGTCCGGCACTACTGCGCCGCATGTCTCGCATTTCACTGATTCCCCGCCGTCGCCGTGCCCAAACGTAACGCGGCCCATCCGAGTTTTTGTCCCGCCACAAAACGGGCACGGCAACAATCTTAGTTGTGTTGAATCAGTCATTGTTTTTAATACCTCCTCAGTTCGGCCAGTGCCCGAGTCAAATCCATGCTGGCTCGGCGGACAGTTCCAGTGTGTTTCGGGGACCACATGATACTGCTGGACAAGTCGTCCAGCGTCGCGTCTTCAAGTCTTCGGATAGCGGCACTCAGTCGGGCCATTTCGAATTTCACCACGGCAATCTTATCTTTTTTCATAAACCTCCAAATTTCGTTTTTAAGATGTTTTTTTTCAAAAGCCTTATCGTGGTATGCGTTGTGCTGTGTTCGTCGAACCTGTGTCAATCCTGTTCGATTGGCGCATGTTTCGTGCTAACTGGCGCGAAGTGTTTTGCGATTAGTTTCAGAAACGCGTCCTTCATCGCCTTTTCTTCCCGCCATTTTCGTTCGGTGTCCGCCAGCGCTTCCCTGAGTCGTTCGATTTCAGTCATGGTTTACCCTTTCGGTGTCAAAAAACCTTGTCCGACTCCCCATCCATAGACACGGAACCGAAACGTTCCTTTCTCCCTGACGTTGTTTGCCGATGATGATTTCCGCTTTCGCCTGGTGCGCTTTCGTGCTGTGCTCGCCGTCTTCGATTTTGTCCTGGCATTTTTGACATCCGGCGGCTTCCCTGTATGGGAATAGGATCACGTCGGCGTTGTTTTCAATCATTCCCGATCCGCGCAAGTCACTCATTACCGGTTTACGTTTATCTTTTTCACTCCCACGGTTTAGTTGCGAAAGCAACATCACACAGATTTTCAATTCCTTCGCCAAGTTTTTAAGGCCGGTTGTGATGTTGTCTAGTTCCATCACCTCCTTGCTTTTGTCGTATTTCATTATTTGTAGATAGTCAATAAGCATAAGATCCAGACCGCTTTTTTTTGCTTTTCTGACTTTTCTTGTCAGTTCTGATAGTGTTATTCCTGCCGGGTCGTCAATTAACATGGGCCAGTCGCTCATTTTCCCGACAGATTCGGTAATCCTCGGGAAATCAAAGTCGCGCAACCGCTGGGGAGCGCGGATCAGACTAAGCGGAACACACGAACTAGACGCTACTGACCGCATTAAAAGCTGTTCCGTGGTCATTTCGCAGGAAAAGACTAGCGTTTTGAATCCATGGCTTGCCGCCGATTCAGCCGCCCCGAGTGCAAAACTAGTTTTACCCATGCTAGATGATCCGGCGACAATGACAAGATCGCCGTGGTGCATCCCTTCGGTGTAAAAATCAAGGGCTTCGATTCCATAACTCATGCCGGTAATTTTTCCGTTTTGCTTATAACGCCGGTCGATTTCCTTCATGAGTTTAGCAAGTCCTTTTTTCATCGAAACCGGTTCCGATTTTGACATTTCAGTCAGGCTTGCCGTGTATCTTTCGATCAAGATATTGGCTTCTTCTGGCGATTGGACCGAAACCAATTGACGGCCAAGGCTTTGAATTTTCCGTTTCGTCGCCTCTAGTTCAAGGTTTTGACAATGGCTTGCGAGAAAAGCGGTTGTGAACTCCAGGTCTACCCATGAACAAATCGTCGTTGCTGGCAAACCGGTTGCCGCCGAAACGGACGCAACATCTCCGCCTTCCATTTCTTCCAGGTAAAGGAAGGCTTTTTTGTACTCTCCCGTGAACCAATCGCGATGGACCGCGTTAGTTATTTCGTGGATGGTTTCCGGGAATAGTATCATCGTCGCGATGATTACGGCCTGTGTTTGGTCAATCTTCTGTTCACTCATCCCAGAAACCGCGCCTCTTCATTGTTTCGATTAGCTTAGCCTCGTTTTCGTCTTTGGGGACGTAAGGTCCGGACGTGTCTTTGACTTCGGGAGGGGGTTTGTCTCGTATCGCCGTTAACCGCTGGATGATGTTCCGCTGGCGGTACATGTGGACGTCGCCTCCACATAGCTGATACACGTCCTCGATTACGGAAACTGGATTTCCGGCGGCAAGAATTTCGCGGACTATTTTTAGTGGGGGGACGCTTGACAGCCCGCAAGTCTGCAAATGCAACTTTTTTATTTCTTCCACTTCCGTTTCGAAATCGCGCGCGACAGCTTCTAAGGTCTTTATCTTCTCTTCTCTTCTCTTCTCTTCTCTTGGTAACGGTGGCGGCGTTACTTTTTCGTTACCTTCGCCGTTACCTGGAAAATTCTCTTTAAATTTCGCAACCCTACGAGCCGTCAATGCTCTGCTTTTTGCCGTGTTTCCGTTGTGTTTTTCGAAGCCAGGGAGTGAAATTCCGTCTGCGTTGACTGCCAACCACCCCACTTTTTGAACCGCTTCGCAGAATCCAGTAACGCCAATTATACGGTCTAGTAACGCAAAAGTAACGCTAGCGGCGTTACCATTTACCGTTTGTTGGTCAAACCACCGCCACAAACGGAACAGTTTTCCAACCGTCAAATCTGGGTCGTCCCATCCCATTGTTGCGGTTATGGCCAGAACTTCGGATTTTTCAGGTGTGCATAATTCTACCTTTATCCAATCACCGGCCATTTATCCTACCCCCTTTTCACACCAAGACGTTTGAGGGCTTTCGATACCGTGAATGGAGTAAGATTTAGCGCCCTGGCACATTCAGTTATGGTTGTCATTTCTTGAGTTCGCAGGTAATCCAAAATTCTCTTTTCGTTTTGTTCCCGGATTAAAGCGTTGTGCTTACCTCTTCCATTGATAATCATAAACCCTCCGAGTTCGTTTTTTGTCTTGCTTAGTGTAATAGTTATGGTTGGTGATTGCAAGCCCTTTTTAAAAAAAACAAAACCCCCAAAAGATCGAAATCTTAAGGGGGTGTTGTCCCGGCTCTCCGGCCCGTCACGCATAGTCTAAGCCCGCGTTATAAGCCCTTTGGCAGTCCTTCGTAGACCAAATCAAAATGCCCACGAACCACCATCCTTCGAAGGGCGGAGTACATCATCTGCGTCTCGCACCGTTTATTGCCATCGAACGGCTTGCCATGCCACCATCCGCAGTTACCGGGCACACCATGCACCTTCTTGATCTGCCTCGGTAGCGCATACAGCAGCCCCCATCCTTCGGGTAAATCGGCCATGGTGATAATATCGGGCGGGCAGAGAAAAAACCGCCAATCTCCCATCCCGCGCTCCGGCGTCTGGCGAAACGGCTTGACCTTGTCGGCCAGAAAATCCGCCCGCGAAGTTTTGCACTCAACCATGATAGAAAGACCATCACGCCAGCCAATTGCGTCAGGCAGTTCTCCGTTGTGGGTCGATGCCTTGAAGTCATCGCGGAAAACAACTCCGCACCCCTGGTTTTTTAACCATCTTTCAGCCTTCAAAACCAATTCTTTGTGTGTCATTTTGACCTCGGTGCATGGGGCTTATAACCCGTCGCTCAAGCGTTATATTTTGGAGCCACCGGCAGGAATCGAACCCGCGTTTTACTCATTACAAGTGAGTTGCCTAGCCTCTAGGCTACGGTGGCGTCGACGGTTTATGCTTCCTGCCTGGCCTCACCCGGATTCTACGCCAGCCCTTCGCCGTGGTGCATTCCGGTTCCTAGCCCACGATCTACTCCAATTCACCGGGGGTCATTGCTGACCGAAGGAAGCATATTGTTAGATTCATTCGCTCGCTGTTTGTCTTTCCAATCCGCCCGCCTTATCCGCCATCATCATGGCAAAGTTGGCGACGTCGGCGGCTTCACCGGCCACATTGTGTCTGGCCATGGCCGTCATGTCGCGGGTCCGAAGCGAGGGGTTTTTCTTAAACCTCTGTTCCGCGAAATAAAGATTGACAAGCGCCCGCGCCAGTTCGCAAGATTCTTGTAACAACCGCCAAAGTAGATAGCTTTTCTTGCAGTTAAGCCACGATCCCTTACCGATGTTTTTGGCCTGGTTCAACTTTGCCAGCATGATAAGACTGAATTTAAATACCTCATCATCCCCGCGTATCATCGTCCACCGCCTTTAGTGCGCCCTTTGTTATTGATTCGAGCTGATAAGCCCTGGCAATCGGGACATCCTCGCCCCACATGTAAACAGCAGGGCACGAAATGCCTAGAGCTTTCGCGACGTTTTGAACGTTTCCAAAATGCTTTTTTACATCTTCCGTTTTCATCTTTCGCACCTCCTTTGTGAAAAAGGTAACAGGGATTGCATTTAATTTCAAGGGGCCTTACCAAAGCGCCCTTATTTTTTTTCAAAAATATCATTGACAGGCGAGATAAGCTGGTTTAGTGTTGTTTCCAACAGGCCGACGCCAGCGAAGGGAAGAGGAGGGCAGACAATGAAACTCTACAAACTGACAGACCAAAACGGAAAAACGCAGAACGACACACAGTGGGGCGAAGGCGTGACTATAATGAATAGTCCGAAAGAAAATCCGCAACTGTGTTCCGGAGATGTTCTTCACGCCTACACTGGCCTTGACTTGGCGTTTCTGATGAATCCGATTCATGCCAATATTTCGGATCCGCGAGTTTTCGAGGCGGAGGGAGATGTTGTCGTTTTCGATCCGTTGAAGGTCGGATGTTTTACTCTGACGACGACAAGAGAGATCGAAAAGCCGTGGTGGGTCGGCCATGAAGACGAGAAACGCGTTCGAGTATTGTTCGCCGTACTGTGCGCGGAATCCGTCAACAGAAACTTATCCATTGGGAAACACCTGGAAACGTTGAAAT